GGACCTTGCCAGCAGTTTGGGCATTGAACTTATGGAATGGCAGAAATTTGCGCTTATTCACACACACAAAGTTAAGCCTGACGGTCGCTGGGCTTCACCAGTCAACACGATCGTGGTTGCACGCCAAAACGGAAAATCGTTTTTGCAGCTGATAAGAATTCTTGGCGGGCTTTTTCTATGGGACGAAAATCTGCAAATCGGTTCAGCGCACCGCTTGTCAACGTCGCTGGAACAATTCAGGGCAATGGTGCAGATTATTGAAAAGAATGATTCGCTGGCAAAACAGGTCAAGAAGATTCGCTGGCAACACGGCGGTGAAGAAATTGAAACCCTTACAGGCAATCGGTTCATTGTGCGTGCGGGCGGTTCGGCTGCCCGTGGTGTTTCCCGACCTTCGACAATTCACCTGGACGAATTGCGCGAAATGACCGACATTGAAAGTTTTGCGTCATTGCGCTACACCTTAATGGCTGCAACCAATCCAATGGTTATGGCGTACACAAACGCGGGCGATTCCAGCAGCGTCGTGTTGAATCAATTCCGCGATCGTGCCGTGGCTTCCATTGCAGGCGTCGAAGATGACATTGGCTATTTTGAATGGTCAGCACCAACCGACGAAATCAGCGTGGACAATGCGCGGCACGCCAACCCGTCAATGGGCACATTGATTCACGCAGACAACATCAAATCGGTACTGAACGACCCGCCTGACGTTGTAATGACTGAAGTGTTGTGCCGTTGGGTTGTGGCGATCAATAGCGCAGTGGACGCGGCTTCCTGGGGTAACTGTTTGGATAAATCAGCTGACCTGGACATTGACAAACTGACCTGGTTGGCAATTGATCTTTCGCCCGATCGAAGACATGCGTCATTGGTCGGGGCACAAAAAATCGGCGGCGAACAATTTGTTGTGAAGTTGCTGCATACCTGGCAAAACGATCTTCAATTGGACGATAAGGCAATTGCCAACGATCTTGCCGATTATGCCCGCAAATACCCAACCGAATACGTTTTGTATAGCCGAAAGACAAGCGCAGCCGTAGCCGCACGGCTTGCACCTGCTGGCATTCCCATTTTTGACATGGACGGGGTTTATGCGCAGGCGTGTGACGAAATGCTTTCGGCTATAAACTCAAATCGTCTGCGGCATAGGGGGCAAAGCCAACTTTCCGAAGAAGTTTTGGCGGCAGTTCAATTGCGTCGTGGTGACGGTGGCTGGGTTATCGGGCGCAGGGCGTCACAGTCGGTTGTTTGCGGTGCGGTGGCAGTTGCCCTTGCAACACACTTCGCGACACGCCCAGAGAATGATCTTGACATCATGGTGGGTTGATCGTATAAGCCTGACACAATTTGCACATGGGTTTATTTGATCTATTTGTGCCAACGGTTGCGGCTGCCGTTCCAGCTGCGCCGTTGGACGTTGACGCTTCACTTGCGCCGTATTTTACTGAAAACAATAATTTCTTCCTGTACGGCATACAAAATGCCAACCGCGCCGAAGCAATGAGCGTGCCAACAGTTGCCCGCGCATTGGGAATCATTCAAACAATTTCGTCATTGCCAATGCACACACGCAATGAAGCGACAGGCGAAAAGGTAACGCAACCGCGCGTGATCAATCAGCCTGACCCACGAATCCCAGGTTCAACATTTTGGGCATGGATAATTTCAGATTTGTTTTTCCATAATTCTGCCTATGGCTACGTTATGGAACGTTATGCGGACACGGGGAAAATTCGTGCAATGGAACGTGTTGCACCTGAACGCGTTTCAATCACAACAAACGCCAATGGCACGGAAATTGATTCCTACGAAATTGACGGAACACCAATTGACCCGACAAACCTAGTTGTGTTCCCAAATACGCAAGAAGGTTTGCTTGCCCGCGCTGGTCGCACAATCAAGGCTGCTGCGGCACTTGAAAAGGCTTCAATGAATTTTGCGAATGAACCAATTCCACAAATGGTTTTGAAATCAAATGGCACATCACTTCCAGCAGACCGCGTCGCCAAATTGTTGTCATCATGGCGCACTGCACGCAGCAACAAATCAACGGCATTTTTAAACGCTGACGTAACGCTTGAAACAATTGGTTATGACCCAAAGAATTTGCAGCTGAACGAAGCCCGCAATTATGTTGCACTTGAATTATCACGCGCTTGCGGTTTGCCTGCATACTTCACAGATTCGCAACAATCGAGTTTTACTTATTCCAACGCCTTAGACAAAAGGCGCGACCTGGTCGATTTTGCTTTTAGAAATTACATGTCCATAATCGAACAACGCCTTTCATTTGCTGATTTCACACCAGCAGGCAACAGGGTCATGTTTGATCTTGACGATTTCCTTCGTGGCAATCCTTACGAACGCGCGCAGGTCTATGAAATTTTGAATCGTATCGGCGCAATGTCGATCGAAGAAATACGCGAGGAAGAAGACATGTTGCTATGAAAAAACTGATCACACCCATTGCAATCACGGCTGCTGATTCAAACAGTCGCACAATCACAGGGCGCATTGTTACATTTGAAGAAACTGGCAACGCTTCAATAGGTAAAGTGCAGTTTGCAAAGAATTCAATTGAAGCGACCCCGGTGCTTCTTAATCTTGAACACGACCGCACACGTCGCATTGGCAAAACACTTTCAATTCAATCAACCGATCAGGGCATTGACGCAACATTCAAAATTGCTGAAACAACTGCGGGAAATGACGCATTGGTTGAAGCAGCTGAAGGTTTGCGTGACGGTTTTAGCGTTGAAGTTTATTTTGACGAATACGAAACACTGAAAGACGGAACAGTGCGCATTTTAAAAGGTGAAATGACTGGTGTCGCATTGACGTCAGAACCTGCCATTCGATCAGCACGCGTTGCAGAAGTAGCAGCCACAGAAGGCGAAACAGAAATTTCAGATTCGACAATCGAACCTGAAGCACAACCAACAGAAGGAGAAGACGAAGTGGAAGACACCGTCAAAGACGCTTCAACCGCCGAAACGGTAGAAGCCGCCCAGTCAGTAACCGCAAACGTAAATGCTGCGGTCGGTGGTTGGACAACTAAGCCACGCTTAGAGTTCACCGCCGCTAAGTACCTAGAAAACACAATCCGCGCTTCATTGGGTGACGAGAACGCTCGTCAGTACGTTGCAGCAGCAGATGACACAACAGACAACGCAGGTTTAGTGCCTACACGTCAGTTGACTGAAGTAATCAATGGACTAGCAAACACAACACGTTCAGCAGTTGACGCGATTTCTCGCGGCGTATTGCCTGACGCTGGAATGTCATTTGAAATTCCAAAGATCACAACAATGCCAACAGTGGCAGAAACTGCCGAAGCAGGCACACCTTCAGAAACTGACCAGGCTTCAAGTTTCCTTTCAGTATCCGTCAAGAAGTACGCAGGACAACAGACATTTTCCGTTGAATTGCTTGACCGTACTTCACCGCTATTTTTCAATGAGTTATTGACAAACATGTCAGCAGCGTACGCAAAAGCAACAGACCTTGCCGTCTACACTGCACTTGCAAGCGGTGCAACAGCCGACGCAACAACACTGACAACATACCCAACCGCAGCTGAATTGCTTGGTTTTGTTTCACGCGGTGCTGCTTCAGTTTATTCAAACACACAGGGATTTGCGCGCAACATTCTTGCGAACACTTCACAATGGGCAAACCTAATGACATTGAACGATTCAGGTCGTCCAATCTACATGGCTGCACAACCTTCAAACGCGGGTGGTTCAGTTCGTCCAGATTCAATTCGTGGAAACGTTGCAGGACTTGATCTTTACGTCACTGCAAACGTTCCGTCAGCAAATGACACTGACAAAGATGATTCAATGCTGATCATCAACCCAACTGCATACACATGGTATGAATCACCAACGTATCGCCTACGCGCTGACGTTATTGCTTCAGGTCAGGTTTCAGTTTCAGTTTATGGATACGGTGCAATTGCAACGAAAATCGGTGCAGGCGCATTCGGTATCAATAAGACCTGATAACTAACCCCAACTAATCATGCGGCGGGTTCTCCCGATCTCGCCGCAGCCGATCGAAAGGAAACGGACATGCCAGTCATTGTCACTGCAAGCCAATTGCGCACGGTGCTTGGCGTGTCCGTTTCACTTTATTCAGACAGTTACCTGGACGAAATCATCAACACCGCTGAAGCCGTTATTTTGCCCATGTTGGTTGCAAACACTTCAGCCGTTAACGCTTACAAATTAGAATCAAACGTTGCTTATTTTTACACCCAACGCGAACACCATTTTGTTGCTGGTCAATCAGTCATTGTTGCTGGTTTGCCTGCACCGTTCACGGCAACCCACACAGTCGTGACCGTTACACCGTACTATTTTACCGCTGCATTGACTTCAACAAATGTCACATTGCGCGAGATAATTCCAACAGGCACTGCAACACTTTCAGGCTATTCCGCAGCTGATTTGTACGCAACCAGTGCCCCAATTGAATCTGCAATTTTGGCAGTTAGCGTTGAAGTCTTTCAGTCACGCGTTGCCGCAGGCGGTCAGATCGAAGGCGTGGACTTTACTTCAACGCCGTACCGTATGGGGCGCAGCCTGACCAACCGTGTTTCCACATTGCTTATGCCGTACCTGGACGTTGAAACGGTCGTTCAATAAGTGCCAGCCAATGCCGTTTCCGAAACCCGCGCAGCCTTAGCCAACGCCTTTAGCGCGTTATCGGCGACGTGCTACGCGTCCGTTCCAGAGTCGCCCATTCCACCAGCCATTGTAATTGTGCCCGATTCGCCGTACATGGAAGTTGTTTTGATAGGCAAGGCAAAAACACAGGTCAAAATCAATTTTGCAATTACTGCCATTGTTGCTTCAAATAGCAACGCAGGGTCACTGGACAATCTAGAAAAACTCATCATGGGAATTCTTGCGGCAATGCCCGCAGGATACGTTGTTGGACAGATCGAAAAGCCGACGGTTCTTGAAGTGGGTCAGTCGCCCATGTTGGTTGCGGACATCAACGTTTCAACGTACTACACACAAACAACATAGGGGACAAAATGCCAACGACAATCATTACTGGTCGCGATTTAGTCGTGACCATTGCAACCGTTAACTATGACGCGCAGGCGACCAGCGCAGTCTTAGCAAACTCACCAACAGTCGAGACTTACCAAACACTTGACGGCAAGGCTTACAAGCACATTGACGACCAGTGGACATTCGACATTTCAATGCTTGCAGACTGGGGTGCGACTGGTTCATTGTGCGAAGCACTATGGACTGCATGCGAAACTGCACCCAACACAACATTGGCGGTTTCATTGACTGCCGTGACTGGCGCGGTTTTTGCATTCAACGTCATGCCAGTATTCCCAGCAGTCGGCGGGGCAGCACCTGACGCCCAGACCGTTGACCTATCATTCGTGGTGGTGGGCACACCTTCAGAAACGTTCTAATCACTAACAATCGGGAGACAAAATGAAGTTACCAATAACAATTGAATACAACAACGGCGACCAAATCACCTACACGGCTGCACCGCCTGAATGGGTGAAATGGGAAAAGCACACGGGTCACACCATTGCCCAGGCACAGGAAAAGATCGGAATTTCCGATTTGGTATTTCTTGCCTATCACGCCATGAAGCGCGAAGCCGCTGGGAAACCAGTCAAGCCAATCGAAGCATGGACGGAAACCATTTCCGAAGTGATCGTCGGTGAAGCAAACCCAAAAGCCACCCAGTCGGAAGCCTAAATCGAATCGTGTGGGAAGTAGCCCCGGCAACGGGGCTACCGCCCAGCGAGTTTGAAAGTGCCGAAGACATTTTGACGGTCATTGAGATTTTGGAAAGGAAGGCAAATGGCAACTGACGCAATCAGTTACGACAAGAACGAATTGCGTGCCATTGTCCGATCATTCAAAGCAATGGACGAAGAAGCAACAAATCAAGCCAAAGTCATCAGCAGCGAGTTGGCAGATTTTGTGCGTTCAAGCGTGATAGACGCAGCAGCGACCAGCACAACAAATCAGACCGCGAAGGTACGCATTGCCACTGGCGCGAAGGTTTCGAAGTCATCAAAAATTGGTGAGATCAGCTACGGATTCGCGCAGCAAAAGTTTTCAGGCGGCGGCACGACGCAGCAATTGTGGGCGGGTAACGAATTCGGTTCAAATACAAAGAAGCAATTCCCAGTGTGGTCAGGTCGCGAAGGTCGCGGTTCACGCGGTTGGTTTATCTATCCGACATTACGCAGAATCCAACCTGAGATCGTCAAGCGTTGGGAAAACGCGTTCGTCAAAGTTGTGAAGGAGTTTGACTAAATGGCTGGCAGTCGTACCCTTAAACTTTCGATTCTTGGTGACGTTGACAATCTCAACAAATCGCTGAAGACCGCTGGCAAGGACGTCGAAACCTTCGGCGACAAAATGGGCAAGGTCGGCAAAATGGTTGGCGCGGCGTTCGTTGCCGCTGCCGCTGCTGCTGGTGCATACGCAATCAAAATCGGCGTCGAAGGCGTCAAGGCTGCCATTGCTGACGAAAAGGCACAGACACAATTGGCGTTGGCGTTGGAAAATGCCACAGGCGCGACACAGGCGCAAATCGCAGCAACTGAACAATCGATTCTTCAAATGTCATTGGCAACTGGTGTTGCTGACGACGAACTACGCCCTGCACTTGGTCGCTTGGTTAGATCGACGGGCGACATCACAAAGGCGCAGGATTTGTTGGCAATTGCCCTTGACGTATCCACGGCGACGGGTAAGCCGTTGGAATCGGTGGCAGCCGCGTTGAGTAAGGGTTTTGACGGGAACACTGCAGCATTGGGCAAATTGGGCATTGGTCTTTCAGCTGCTGAATTGAAGACCATGAACTTCACACAGGTTCAGGGCAAACTTTCAGATTTATTTGGTGGGGCTGCTGCACGTAACGCAGACACCTACGCGGGACGAATTGCAAGAATGCAGGTTGCCTTCGACGAAGCGAAAGAAACAATCGGTTTTGCATTGTTGCCAATTCTTGAAAAAGTCATTAACTTCATCAACAAGAATGCATTGCCAGTCATCAATGCATTTTCAGGCGCATTCAGTCTTAACGGCAACGGGCTTGGTGGAGTCATTACAACCGTTGGCAACATCATTACCAACATTTTCACGCCAATCATCAACGGCTTGATCAAAGCATTTGGTTACATCAAAAGCGCAATTGGTGACAACCTAGAAACTTTCAAAGAATTTGGCGGATACATTCAAACCTATCTTGCGCCAATTATTGGAAATTATTTGGGCGCGGCATTGACAATGGCAGGGCGAATCGCCGGTGGTGTCATTGACGTCATTGCAGGCGTTGTCAAAGTTTTGAACGGTTTGATTTCGGGTGCAGTTGCTGGAATCAATGCGCTCATTTCTGCATACAACGCAATTCCATTTTTGCCAAACGTCGGCAAAATCTCAGTGCCGTCGGTAAGCATTCCAGCGGTCTCAGTACCTTCAACAAAGTCAACAACCGCGTCAACATCATTGCCAGCATTTACGCCTTCAACTAGCGGCACAACGACCACGTCAAGCGGGGGCGGTGTTTCAACGGCTGCAAAGGTTGCTGCAACTGCCGCTGCCGCTGCGACGAATGTTGTTTCAGGCAACTTCAACCCTGGTTCATTCAGAATGGGTGAAGAAAAAGACCGTGTCGGCACAACGATCAACCTGACCGTGACTGGCGCGTTCGATAAAGAAGGCACTGCACGAACAATCGTTGACACGTTGAACAATTCCTACTATCGCGGCACAGGCGGCGCAACTAACCTGCAAATCGCATGACCCAGTGGAATCCAATTTGGAAGGTTGAAATCGACGGTGTTTCGTACACCAACGCGGTTTTGGCAAATCTTGCTATTCGCAGCGGTCGAACAAACATTTATGAGCAGGCGCAGGCAGGGTACGCCAACATTCAGCTGATCGACCTTGACCAAGCGACAATCCCAGTTTCAATCAATAGCAGCATTTCAATTGAAGTGCAGGACACGTCAGGCACATACGTTCCCATTTTTGGCGGCAGCGTGGTTGACATTGTCGTTGAAGTCCGCGACGTGGGTTCGACGGCATTCACACAGACTTATTCGATCACGGCATTGGGTGCGTTGTCCCGACTTCAAAAAGCCTTGACCGACGGCGTTTTGTCAAAGGATTTTGACGGCGATCAAATCTTGTCATTGCTGACTGACTTGCTTGTCAACTCATGGAATGAAGTGCCCGCCGCATTGACTTGGGCGTCATACGACCCAACCGTCACATGGGCAAACGCCGAAAACACGGGATTGGGTCAAATCGATACCCCTGGTGAATACGAATTGCAGGCACGTTCATCAGAACGCACAAACGTCTATTCGCTAGTTTCAGCCCTGGCAACTTCGGGGCTTGGTTACATTTACGAAAACGCCCAGGGTCAGATTTCTTACGCCGACGCCACGCACCGCAGCCAATACCTATCAACAAACGGATACGTCGATCTCACCGCCAATCAGGCACGTGCGGCTGGGTTGCGTGTGGAAACCCGCGCAGGCGACGTACGAAACCAAATAACGATTCAATACAAAAACGGTCAAGAAGCCAACGCCAGCGACGCCGCTTCAATTTCGGTGTACGGCAATCTTGGTCAGATCATTTCGACCACCCTTGAAAATACCGTGGACGCCGAATACCAGGCGGATTTCTATTTGGCATTGAGAAAAGACCCGCAGGCTATTTTTAGCGAAATTACATTTGACCTGACAAATCCCGAAGTGGACAACACAGACCGCGACAACCTGCTTAACGTGTT